ACCGGGTGTGTTTTCTCTCCCCTATTAAACCCCAGGGAGAGGGAAATCTTCTCAGTGATTTAGACTATGGAACACAGGGGTACACTCATAAGAGGGAGCGCGGGTTCAAAAACCTATTCATTTTCTAACGCGGACTTGTCTCTTACTACCGGATCCCTGCCTAGATCCTTAACAGTCTAAATCAGCTCTATTCACAAGCGCATACCATTCAATTTCGTCGCGCGGCACTTTGTGAGTATAGTTAACTACACTCCATAACCGATCGCGTTGCCTTTCAAATACACCTGAAGGTACGTCTTCAAAATCTATGGAAATCATTTTATCCAATACGGGATGTGATAAACCACATTTAAAATTTGGTATTGATCTGCAATATTGTGCAAAATCAAATATTTCCGAAGGACTTATTCCGTATCGGTTGGCATAAAAACTATAAATCTTGGAATCAATATCCACTTCAATATCGACACTATCAAAACCCCATTTGTACCAATAATCTGACATAAAACCTGTTTTATTACAAACATTGCCTTCTGTCAGTGATATCAAACGTTCTAATAATGGTCTCATAACCGGATTATGTTTATTATCAACTAATAAACCTTTAGCAACCACATTACAGTAATATTTCTGTTGTTTAATTTTGTGGATTTGTTTTACCGAAGTAAATGTCTTACCAATGGCACGTACTGGTATTCCGGTTAAAATTGTCCCTTTACTACTTGGCATAAAAAGTGCACTACAAAAAGTCCCCTCATATAATGGACCTATTTTCTTCTTTACATCCCACCCTAAATTTGCTAGGGTATCATCTTCCAAATATTTATTAGCAATCTCTTTGGTTGTGATCATATAACAATCATCTCCTAATACAATTAAACGGATTGGTTTATCCATCAATTCAACTAATGAACAATTTAATGTTCGACACAATGAATATAATTGACTTACACCATTTAATAATGTATTTCCAATTGTTGTGTCTTGGAAACCACTCTTACGAGTAGCTTCAGTTGAATATTTGGTACCATGAGGCATGAAACCTTTAGTTTGGTAGGTTGATTCACATGCCTGTCGAACTTCTTTCGGCATTTTGAGTACATGTTCCATCATATTGTACTCAGCTTCAAGATGTCGTTTAGTATGATGTTTATCAAATTTTGAAAAATCTGATTCATAACATATTGGTTCTCCAAATGTTGATACAAAATCAACACTGTCATCATACCATTTACCAATCTGTCTCCTGTTCAATCCGGACGCATAGGTAATAATTTGTGTATTATTATACCATTTCCATGCATTTTTCAAACATTTTCCAAATGTATACATGTACGGTCCCATTGTATTATTTATATAAGCGTCTGTAGCTTGAATTAAACGAGCTGCATATTTATCTGGTTTTTCATCATCAATTACAGTTTTACCTGCTATTAATTCCTTCTTAATAAAACCAGAAATTTTACCATCTCTACCATGCTCGTAAGATCTTTTATTGTGTGCCTTGATCGATCTTTCACGCTTTTTAGAGTCTTTGATTGTTAGATTCCAATCGTAAAAATCCATAATGGAGGTACAAAAATCATCACCCATTAAAATGTGACTGCTATTCATGTACCAGACTAGCATAGAATCAAGTTGATCCAGCGAAACCCTTTTTGAATAGACATCCAAATCGAATAATTGTCGATTACATAAACAATGATGTTCATTATGAACACATGCTTTGGATAATCTAAATTTATAATCTTGCAAAAATACACCATAATTAAATGCAATCGGTTTATCGCTACAATCTTTTTCATATAAACCTGTAGGGTAACTGATTGAGCTATTAACATCCATAGTCTTCCAAAGATTTGCATCACGTTTCGCGCATTCTCCATAATATATTAATTCACCTTTTTCATATTCCATTGGTTTATCAAATTTAATAGGTGAATCATTTCTAGTTGCGGTTATTGACAATACAGCATAAAATACCATACCTAAACCAACAACTAATAATATGAATGCTTTGAAATAACTAAGGGAAGCCACTGGAGCAGGTATTGTGACTTCTGGCTCAGGATCTACACCTTCATATGTTTCAACATAATTTTGGACAGCTGGTTGAGCTGTTGCTGTGGTTAATATTGCTGTGCCGACCATCATTCGTAAACCGTTAACATTTTCACGTTTACGATAATATGCAAATAACATTACAATAATTC